CCGGATTGTCGGCGTCGAGACCAAGAACACCTTGCGCCGGTGGGCGAAGGTCAGCGACCGCGCCTCGGCCAGCGTGACCGGGTCGCCTTCCTCGTCGGCCGATGCCGGATAGGCATCGACCTCGTCGAGGAAGATGTAGCGCGCGGGGGTGGACCGCAGCCCGACCGCCGAATTTGCCCCGGTCATGATCAGGATGCCGCCCGCGAATTCCTTCGATAGCATGGTGTTGCCCGCATCGCGCGAACGCGCGGGCTTGACCCTCTCCCGCAGGTCCGGGCTTTCGTCGATCAGCGGATCAATCCGCTGGCGCGAGTTGCGTTTGGCCAGTTCCACCGTCGGCTGGACCGCCAGCATCGGGCCCGGTGCTTGGTGGATCGCAAAGCCGATCCAGTTGTTGCCCGCCTCGGTTGCGCCGACCTGTGCCGCTTTCATGAACACGATGCGCTGCATCACATCGCCCGGCGACAGCCGGTCCATGATTTCGCGCATGTAAGGCGTGCGCGCCGTGCGATAGCGCCCGGGTTCCGCTGATGCGCGACCTGACAGCATCCGATGCCGGTCAGCCCATTGCGACACCGTCAGATCTGGGTCGGGTGTCAGCCCCGCACCCCAGGTGCGCAGGATTTCCGCCGCGCCGTCGAACTCGATCAGGCTGTCATCATCACCGGAAGTCAGGCCGGACCTCAGCAAGTTCCTCGAGGTGGGCATGGACATGTTTTTCCAAGGCCTTCTGCATCGCGGCGGGTTCCACGCCCAGTTCCGCCGCCATCAATGCCGACGACCGCGCAGGCCAGTTCACCCATGCGTCCCGCACCTCCCGCGCCAGGCGGAACACCAGCGACAGCGCCCGCGCCCGCTCGATCAACTCCCCCTTCAGCTTTTGCAGCCGGATGCGCCGCTCTTGCGCCTTCAGCACCTCGTTGGCGGTTTTCGCCTGCAGGTAGGTTGTGCCGCCACCGACTGTAGGCACCGCCAGCCCCTGTTCGCGCAGCGTGTCGCCGACAGCAGTCACAGCTGCCTCGGGGACCGGCTTCAGCTTCGGCTCGGGTGGCTTCTTGGTCTTCGACGGGTCGGTGGTTTCCGCCCGGCGCACATCACTGGCACCGGCATCGATGCTGCCATCGGCGAACAAAACCAGCCGTTCAGCGGTCTTTGCCTTCTGGATCGCGCCGCGTGATAGCCCGACATGCGCCGCGTATTGACGCTCGCTCATGCCCTGCATTGGCGACTCCGATTATCATTCAAGATCATGTGCTTGTCTCGTTGATAAGCATCGCGGACAGAGCGAACGTCCTTTCAGAAGGACGATGCAACTCACTTAGGAGCCACCGAAATGACCCGCCGCGCACAGGAAAACACGAAAGCCCTCGATGCCTTCATCGGCAAGAAGGCCGAGATCGACGCGATGCTCGCCAGACTTCAGGCGCTCAGCGATGACCATTTCAACTTCGCTCCGGAGGCGGTCAATTGGGGCAGCGTCGGCTCGATCAGCAGCGTCGCCAGCGACCTCCAGAAGATCACCGATTTCCTTTTCGGCGAGGGAGAACACGCCGAGTAGCCCAGCCATCCATCGCGCCAGCCCCGCCCTGCGGGATGAGCCCGGACCGTGGCCCCAGTGGGGCCGCGTAAGCCGGGCGAATGCCTCGTAGAAGGGCCCGCATCCCGCGCGCCCCGACACGGGAGACGACGATGACCCAGCTTTCCGACACCCAAGCCCTGATCCTGAGCGCCGCCGCCCAGCGGCCCGAGCGCATCGCCCTGCCGCTGCCCGAAAGCCTGCGCGGCGGTGCCGCCGCCAAGGTGGTCGGCGCGATGATCGCCAAGGGCCTCCTGCAGGAGGTCGACGCCGACCTGCGCAAGGGCGAACCCTTGTGGCGCGAAACCGGCGACGGCCACGGCACCACGCTGGTCGCCACCGACGCAGGCCTCGCCGCCATCGGCATCGAGCCCGAGGACGCGAACACCGCGCTCGTGGGCGCGACGGACGCGCCGACAGAAGGGCCCGCGCCCGAGACCCCCGGCCAACCAGACGCCGCGCCCAAGGCGCGCACGCCGCGCGAGGGTACCAAGCAGGCCACGCTGGTCGCCATGCTGAGCGCGCCGGACGGCGCGACCATCGAGGAAATCATGGCGGCGACTGGCTGGCAGTCGCACACGGTGCGCGGCGCGATGGCCGGGGCGCTGAAGACGAAACTCGGGCTCGAAGTGACCTCAGAGAAGGTCGAGGGGCGCGGGCGGGTGTATAGACTGGCCAACTAATCGCCTTTATTCGCAGCACCTTTTGGCTATGCTGCTTTGCGGAGGACCACATGGATTACCGGAACCCGCAAAGCAGTACGATCATCTTCGGTTTCGACTCAGCGTGGACCGATGCAGCGAAAGCGCCGGGAGCAATCTGTGCCATCGCGTTCGATGAACGTGGCCAAGTCGAGTTTCATGAACCTCGTCTCGTTTCTTTTGCAGATGCGCGTGCTTTCATCGGATCGCTCCGTCAAGATTTTTCTGTGAGCCTCGTTGCACTTGATCAACCAACGGTCGTGCCCAATTCCGCAGGAAGTCGTCCGGTTGACAAGGTTGCCGGGTCGTTGATCTCATTTGTCGGCGGAGGCGTTCAGCCTGCCAACCGTGGCAAGATCGGCATGTTCTGTGACGACTCGCCCGTTTGGTCTTTCCTTTCGGATCTCGATGCGACGCAAGATCCTATCGAGGCGCGCACGGCACCTACCGGACATTTTCTGATCGAGGTGTTTCCCGCGCTTGCTCTCCCCGCGTTCGAGGATGACTTTTCTCAGCGTTTACGCGCGCCAAAGTACAACCCGCAAAACCGGAAGAAATTCCGTCTGGAAGACTGGCGGTCCGTGACGCGCGCAATCCAAACTACCGCACAGGGTTTCGGCGTGAGTGGCCTCGCCGACTGGTCCGACCGCATGCATGCGCTCTCTCAGCCTCGGAAGGCCGATCAGGACAAGTTGGACGCAGCCCTCTGCGCTTTGATCGGTCTGGCGTGGCGGGCTGGGCCGGTCTCCTGTTCAGCCATGCTCGGTGACTTGACCAGTGGCTACATGGTTACGCCGATGTCTGAATTCACGCGACCCAGGCTGGAGCGAGCAGCAATTCAGCGCGGTGTGCCAATCGCCTAGAACCGCAACCTCCAGCTTCTAACCCGGATTGCCTCGAACAGCCGCCGCAGGACATAGGACCGCGCGATGCTCACAACTGTGAACACCGCGCCCATCTTCAGGTTCTGCGCCAGCGTCGTGTGCAGTCCGAAGATCGGGAAAATCAGGATCTGCGTGACCACGGCGACGCCATAGCCGACGATCACGTTGGCCAAGGCTTCGACCAGCGACATGAGGCGTGACTGCTTCATGCCGCCACCTCATCCATCGGCAAGCAATTTAGCCGCCAAAGTTCGCAGCGCATGCGCTGCAACCAGGGGGACCACGCCGTTGCCACAGAGGCGAAGCCGGTCCACACGGTGGGCCAGCCCATCAGCGCCTCGACGAACAGCGGGTTCAAGGTTCGGCGCGCATCGCAGGTATCGCTCCCAGCCATTGGCGTCACCAGGACCTGGCGGCCAAGCAGGCCGTTCACCGGCGTGTTCGCCAGTGTCGTCGCCCCGTCCTTGTGATCGCGCGCCGTCGGCGTCATCCACATTCCCGCCGCATGGGTCAGGTCCGCCAACCGTCGATTGCCCGCGCTCGGCTTGCAGCCGTCGTTCGCCATCGGCCTCGGCCAGTCCCGCGCCATGCGGTCCAGACCTTTCTCGTCCCTTCGCTCGCCACCCCGGCCGCGGAAACTGTCGATCTGCGGCGTTGGCCATTGGGCTGCCGTCGTCGCGAGGTTCATCCCGTGCTGGCCCGCTTCCTGCGAGGGTGTCGGCTTCGTCTGCCGGTTCTCGTTGGCGCTTGCCCGGGGCGTCGGCCAGCGCCGCAGCAATTCCGTCCGATTGCCGCCACTCGACCGGGTGCCAGAGCAGGCGCGCGGGGTCGGCCAGCTCGTCACCCTCGCGGATGGCGAGGATGAACAGCCGCTCGCGCTTGTGGGGTGCGCCGACTTCCGCCGCAGTGAAGAGGCCCGCCGCAAAGCGGTAGCCCATGCCGACCAGTCCTGCGGCGACTTCGGGGAAACCGAGGCGGAGATGATGGGCGACATTTTCAAGGAAGACGAAGGGCGGCTCGACCTCGCCGATGATGCGGGCGACATGTGGCCAGAGATGGCGCGGATCCTCGGTGCCGAGCCGTCGGCCCGCGACGCTGAATGGTTGGCACGGATAGCCCGCAGTGATGATGTCCACCGCGCCGCGCCAAGGGCGGCCGTCGAAGGTTCCAACGTCGTCCCAGACAACAGCCTGATCCAGGGACGCGTCTTCCATCCGCGCCACGAGAGTGGCTGCGGCGAAGGTCTCCCGTTCGACATGGCCCACAGCACGATATCCGGGGATGGCGATGGTGAGGCCGAGGTCGAGCCCGCCAGCGCCGGAGCAGAGGGAGAGGCCGAAGAGGTATTCGTCTCCGGCTCCAGAAGCGTGTCCGGAGGAAGGTAAAGCCAGGTCATGCATGTCACGCGGCGGCTTCGGGTTGGGTTTCTTCAGGCACGGCCGGGGCATCCCCCAGCCGCTCAGTCCTCACCTGCGCGAAGGTCCGGCCATCGCCATCGAGGATCGCGTCGCGTCCCGTGTCGGCCTGCCAGCGTTCGACGGCGACATCGATGTAGGCCGGGCTGATTTCCATCGCGAAGACGCGGCGACCGTTGGCCTCGCCCGGCGGCGATCATCGCATCCTTGTCGGCGTTGCCTTTGCCGGTGGCGTGGCGCTTGATGGTACCCACCGGAACGCCCTCGTAAGGCACTCCTCGCAACTCGGCCCAAGCGGTCAGCGTGGCCATCAGGCCGCCATAGACATGGGCGGCGTCGGTCGCGACATGGCGGCGGACCTCTTCGAACCAGATCGCGGCGATGGGCCCGGACAGCCGGTCCAACTCGCCCAGCCAGTTGGTGAAGCGCAGATAGCGCATGCCGCCGCCGTCGAAGCGGCCGGGACGAAAGCTGGCCGTGCCGCTGGTGATCAGGCTGATCTGCTGCATCCGTTCGCGCAGGTAGTGATACTGGATCTCCGCCTGCAGATAGAACACGCGCAGCGCCCGGGGCGGCGTGAAGCCGAGGAACGGCACGCCTGCTGCCATGTGGACGAGCCAGGAGATCAGGAAATCGCTCTTGCCGACCTTCGGCGCGCCGCCGAGCACCAACAGGCCGCCCGGCGTCAGGACACGCGGCGCGATGATGTCATCCGGCATCGAGCTGCGATCATCGAGCAGTGCGCCAAGACTGAAGGTCGGCAGCGGGCTTGCGGGGGCGTTGGTTCGGGCAGCGCGAATGAGCGGCGGGCCGTTCCGCTTTACATGCAGTGCCCAGAGGCGTTCGGCTTCGGCCTGCAGCCGATCAAGCGGCCATTCGGGGCGCAGCATGGCAGCGTTGTAGCCGCAGATCGCTTCCCAGCCCTCGGCAGGGTCAATGCGGCCATCGTGCACAAGGCGGATGTAATGACCGATGGCGGCGCTTGCTCCCTGAAACCGCGACCAGTCATCTACCGCGCCTTCGCGCACCGGGGTGGTTAGGACGGCATCGACGCCCGGCTTGGCGGTGGACAGCGGCGCGTTGGTCATGCCCACGCCGGGCAGCGGCGGCATATCGGCCACGCGTTCCGCGAAATCCGCGAGATCGACTTCGATCTGATGGTGGTCGCGGATTTGCACCAGCCGCTGATGGCCGTGTTTGTGATAAACCGTCCCCGCGACACGGATCGGCTGGTGTGCCGAGCGGAAATGGGTGTCACCGCCGACCTTGATGGCGATATCACCGCGCAGGCGGCACAGGGTGGCCAGATCCTCGCCATCGGCGGGTTCGGTCAGTTTCCACCAGACATGCAGCTTGGCAGCACCCTCGGGCGTGCGGCCGCCACTCTCCACAATCAGGGTGGGCGTCCCAAGGTGGCTGACGATGTGGTTCAGCTTGGCCGGAATGTCACCCGCATCGAGGTCGACCACGAGGGCCTGCATTTGCAGCACATCGGCGGCACGGGCCTGGCCCTGTTCCGCGACCGTGCCGGGGATGACATAGACCGCAGCCCCTTCACGGTTGGCCCATGCCGCGAAGGTCGCCAGCTTTTCGCGGGCGGTCGTGTCGGCCGCGATCCAGATGTTGTGGGGCTTGCCGTCCCGGCCCTGACCCTTGTCGACAAAGCCGCGCAGCGGGATCAGCCCCTCGCACCAACTGAAAACAGTGTCGAGAAAGGTAGAAATCTGATCGGGGTCAGGGTCGCAGCCGAACGGGTTTTCGGCCGGGGGGCCGTCGTTGAAGTCCATCCACGGGTTGAAATGCAGGATGCTGTCGTCACTCACCGCTCCAGCCTCCAGCAGCGCGCGGCCCAGGGGCAGAAGCGGCATTCGAAGAAATCGGCACTGGCGGCAATGCGCGGCAGCAATTCGCCCGCGTCGGTCGCCTGCAGAATCCGCACGCCCCGGTCGGACATGCGCTGCGCGAGATCGGCGTCGAAGGGCACCAGCTCGTGGTGCATTTCGGCCGTGTCTTTGTTGATGGCCGTGAACACGGCGGGCGCAGCGCTGATGCCGGGCACGCTGGCTTCCATATAGGCCTGATAGACGGCGATCTGCGCGGCATAGACCGGCTTGGATTTCGTGACACCGTCCTTGACGCAGGCCCGCCAGTTCTTGGCGTTCATGGTCTTGCATTCCCAGAGGGCGGGAACGGCAAGCCCGAAGCCTTCGGGCCCCGCGGCGATGATGCCATCGACATGTCCCCGGATGCGCCCGCCCGCGACGGAAAAACCGAACTGGCCACCATCGGGTCGGTTGCCCTTGCGGGTGTAGAGGTCAAAGCCCGCGCCACGCAGCCAGGCCACCGCCAGATCCTCCAGCGCATGGCCGATGGCGAAGATGCGCAGCGATTGGCCGCTGAAGTCCTG